AGGATGTCTATCTGACTGGCAACCCCGAAGTAACTTTCTTCCAGGCGAAATACAAGCGCCACACTAACTTCGCGATGGAGAACATCGAGCAGACCGTCAACGGTACTGCCGCTGACTCCGGCCGCGTGTCCGTCACCGTCGCCCGTAACGGTGATCTCGTCGGCGACATGTACGTCGAACTCAAGGTCAAGGCCTCCGGTATTGACGAGGCTGGTGCCGCTTGGGTTGCCGAGCGTGCGATCAACAACGTCGAATTATCGATTGGTGGTCAGCGCATTGACAAGCAGTACCAGAAGTGGTGGCGTCTGTACACCGAGCTTTACCTCGATGACTCGAAGAAGGCTACCTACGGTAAGATGACCTCCGGTGTCTCCGGCAAGACTGTCTATTTGCCCCTATACTTTTTCTTCAACAGGAATCCAGGACTTTATTTGCCACTAATTGCTCTGCAGTACCACGAAGTCCGTCTCGATTTCGACCTGTCGGCGCACTTCGATGAGTGGCTCGACACCTCCACCTTCAAGGTCTGGGCCAACTACATCTACCTCGACACTGAGGAGCGTAGGCGTTTTGCCCAGAAGGGCCACGAGTACCTCATTGAGCAGTGCCAGCACACCGGCGCTGATACCGTTGACTCCGGTTCCACCAAGCAGGTCCGCCTCTCCTATAACCACCCCGTTAAGGAGCTTGTGTGGTGCTTCTCCAACACCCTCACCCAGAATTCCATGTTCAACTTCACCAACGCGTCCACCGATGCCGACGTCAAGCTTCACACTGGTATGGCGCAAGCCGCTTCTTCTAACTCCTTCGTGTCCCTCTCCACTTATGGTGCCCCCATGCTTGGTGTCGGTGCTGAGGTTGGCGGTTCCGCCACCTTCACTGAGGATTCCATTGGTCCCCTCAACACCTTCAAGCTTGTGCTTAACGGCCAGGACCGCTTCAAGGAGCAGAAGGGCAAGTACTTCAACCAGGTGCAGCCCTTCCAGCACCACACTGGCTCCCCCTACGCCGGTGTCTACGCGTACTCCTTCGCGCTCAAGCCCGAGGAGCATCAGCCCACCGGTACTTGCAACTTCTCCCGCATTGATAACGCGCAGGTTGCTGTCACTATGGGCACCGCCAATGATGCCACCACCATGCACATGTTCGCCACTAACTACAACGTCCTCCGCATCCAGTCGGGTATGGGTGGCCTCGCTTTCTCCAACTAAATACTCATACGAAGTATTTTAGTAAATAATTAAATAAAACTTCATTTTTAAAATGCACAGTACCAATGCTGTTTAAAAATGATTAGAGACTTAAGTTTATCTAGAGGTATGCCCAACTTTTCACGTACCCAATTAATTACTACCCTGTCTATGATGTTGAACGCCGTACAAGACAACCCTGATATGGAACTTAATAGAACTATGGCACTGTCTATGTTTGAGGTTACCCTCAGATATTACAATCTTCTCACACAGGGAAAAGGTGATAAGAAACTCATTCAGACCTTTTGTGATAAGGCAAAAGCGCCTAAAAATGATCACAGGTTTACAAAGTATGTTCATAAATTTGAGGAACTTACTAGGCCGCCACCCCTGCGCCGATCGAGGCGGTTAGCAAATAAGCGTACTTAAATATAAGCCTCTCATTATAGATAATGATTAAGAAACTAATCGAAATATTTTTCAAAACAGAAAAACCCAAGTTAGGACGATGGTCACTCAAATCTTGTGATGAGTTGGCAGCTTCTATAAACTCTGTGTACCAGAACAGAGATCACTGTGGTGATACGATATGTAAAACACCAAAAAAGGCTTCGGAGTATCCCGATAAGTCTAAATAATCATTTTTAAAACGCATATTCTATACGAGTTTTAAAAGGTTTTTTAAAATTAGACGTTTTTAGCACGAGGACGGTGACGATGTATTTTGGTTTGTGATCTATATTTAGATGATCTAGATTTCCACCACCTATAGCCACCGAAACTGACAGAAACCATAGATATACAGCAAAAGCAGCACAGTACTAAGAGAATGATTAATGGAATCATTTCTCCCATTGCCTCTTCATTAGCTGCATTAGTTATGTCATCCCCACACAGTCGCGTAAATTCCTCACCGGTATTAAGCTTTGCCTTTTCCGCATTAGATGCATCTTCACTCACTTTTACCTCTCTACACACACGTTTAGGAAACTTTTTGTCCTTGGGTATCCTAGGTAATGACTGGACATACTCCTTAGGTAGTGGTATAGGTAAAGCCAAAGCTCTAGACACTATATCCATCTTACTTTATGACAACAATTTATTTATCGCCAACTACACTGGTGTTTTTGCTACGGTTTCTGAGAGTCATGACTTTGGAAGGCTGTTGAATGTGGTTTGGTACGAGGTTATCCTCCCAATCCCAAAACATAAAGTCACCTACAGGAATCTTATGATCACTTGTGACTAAGCAGCATACGACCTTGTCAACCTTATCAGTGGGTTCAGCCTTGGAGAAGTTGCGAACTTGTTTGTAGACGTTGCCATCCTTCACGTAGTGAGAACCAGTTACGTGAATGTCGCCAATCTTGTAATAAGGATCACTTTGATTCTTAATCTTCATAGTGGCCTCAACAATGCTTCCGTTAATGAGAACATCACCGAGTTCAAGATTCTTCATTTGGCGGGTGGTACCATTCTTAAGTTGGACATTGGTCTCGGGAGCGAAGCAACGACGACGGCGGAAGCGCCCGAACCTACGCTTGAACCTACGTCCGAAACGCCCCATTCTTCCAAAGCGGCGGGGACGGAATCTACGGCGACGACCTCTGGCTCGCGCGCGAATGCCTCGCTTGAATTTACGTAGGATGCGTTGCTGCCTCGCGAATTTCCGGGCCCGAGCTGCTAGAGCTCGGGCTCGTCCTCTTCCTCTCGGGCGGCGACCCCTAGGGCGTCTAGGGCGTCCACGCACCGCACGTCCGCGTCCACGCTTCTTCTTTTTACCAAAGAGGCGCTTTCTCATGGCGAATACCGCACCACCTATGGATGAAGAACAGCAGCACGCTATAAGTGCTGCTATCATCATAGTGTTATCACCCCCACCTTGATTTGGTAGAGGAACTGCTCCGTTCATTATATATTAAGTAAATATATTAATTTACTTTTTGATCTTCCCAATCCCAAAATGTATATTCACCTACTGGGATTCTGTGATCATTGGTAATTATACAACTGACCACATTGTCAACTGTGTCAGTAGATCTGGACTCTTTGAATTTTTCGACTCTCACATATTTATGAGAAACTAAACTTGTAGTTGCCTTAATATAGTGTGACCCAGTCACGAGTATGTCAGTACCTAGTTCTTTACTGTGAATGCGGTAGTATTTGTCTTCTTCATTTCGTATTTGCATAGTGGCATTTATGATACTACCATTTATGAGAACATCACCAAGCTTGAGATTCTTAATGGATACAGTGGTACCATCTTGAAGCTTTATAGGCGTCTCAGGAGAGAAACAGCGCCGACGCCGACGACCAAATCTAAACCTACGGCGCCTAAATCTAGGTTTTCTAATCCTTCTAAAAGCTCGTTTAAACCTGCGCCCAATCCTACGTAATCTGGGTTTTCTAATCCTTCTAAAAGTTCGTTTAAACCTACGCCCAATCCTACGTAATCTGGGTTTTCTAATCCTTCTAAAGGTTCTGCGAATTCTACGAGGTCTTCTGCGAACTCGCTTCCGTCTAGCAGCGGCAGCTCTCTGTTGGGCCCTTCGTCTAGCAGCGGCAGCTTTCTGTTGGGCTCTTTGTCTAGCAGCGGTAGCTCTTTGTCTAGCAGCTGCTTGTTCTCGCCGTCTTTTTTCAGCTTGCTGTCTAGCTGCCTCAGCCCTCTGTCTAGCGGCGGCGGCTTCCCTAGCTCTTCTAGCGGCAGCAGCAGCTTGAGTCTTTCTATTTGCTTCGGCAGTAGCGGCAGCATCCGCCTGTCTTTTTTTAATAAAAGCAAATGTTCCACCCCCACCCAAAAGACTTACTGATGAGGAAGACGCTGAGGCGGCGCTCGCCATCATCATCATCATTGCCATAGCCATATTGATACTCTTATTATAGATCTAGAAAATTTTAAAGTCAAACACAAAACACATAACTTTGTATGTCTTTTGTGATTGTGGAATTTTTTTACGCCCAAATACGTTTACTGAGCAACTGTTTTACGGTGGCGTATTTTATTAATTATGGCATCAAGGTTTGTTTTGGTTGGGATGAGGTTATCTTCCCAATCCCAAAACACCATATTACCCACAGGGATCTTATGATCACTCGTCACTAAGCAACTGACAACATCATCCACCCTGTTAGTGGGTTTGGCGTTAGGTAAGTTCTTGACTTGGACGTACTTCACACCATCTCTAACGTAGTGTTTTCCCGTAACATAAATGTCTTTCTTAAGTTCGGGTGAGTAGATTTTGTAGTAAGGATCGTTATAATTCTTAATCTTCATGACTGCATCTACGACGCTACCATTAATTAGGGTATCACCTAACTTCAGGTTCTTGATTAGTACCATTTTACCACTTCGAAGTTGAATGGGGGTCTCGGGGGAGAAGCATCGGAAAAACCGACCAACACGCCTAAGAGCTTTGCGCCTTTTTGTAAAGTGACGTCCAACACGTCTGAGAGCAGCGCGCTTTTTGAAAGGGTTAAGTGCTTTGAATGGGTTTAATTTACCTAACATACCACCGAAAAATGCAGCTACGCGACTCCAAAAGAAAACTATTGCCAACACTGGACTGCTCACAGATGATGAGCAAGAAGATGCCATACTAGACATCATAAGCATGGGCATCATATTAGCAGCCATATTGACCACTCTCTACTATAGTCTCATAATTTTTTTTAGATCTATTTGTTTTAATTGGAATAAGGTTATCTTCCCAATCCCAAAACATTTCCTTCCCGACTGGAATCTTATGATCGTTTGTGACAAGGCAACTGACGACATCATCAATCTTTTCGGTACGCTCGGCAGTTGGTAGGTTCTTAACTTGGACGTACTTGGTACCATGCTTTACGTAGTGTGATCCCGTAACATGAATGTCACCAATTTTATAATAAGGGTCATTATAGTTCTTAATTCGCATGACCGCCTCTACAATACTACCATTGACCAAGGTATCACCTAACTTCAAGTTCTTGATCATCGCAGTTTTACCATTTTCAAGTTGAATGGGGGTTTCGGGAGCAAAGCACCTAAACCTGATTCTAGGACGCCTGAACCTAGGACGCCTGATCCTAAGACGCCTAAACCTAGGACGCCTAAACGCCCGCTTAAATCTACGGAAACCCTTACGCCGTTTTCTGAAAAACTTTTTCGCTCCTCTCCCAACCCTCTTGAAACCTCTCCCAACCGCCCTAACACCCTTTTTACCCAAACGTCCAACAGCCCTAACACCCTTTTTACCCACGCCAACAACAGCCCCGACACCCTTTTTGGCCAATCCACCAACTTTACCAACAGCCTTAAAAGGATTTAATTTACCTAGCAGTCCACCAAAAAATGCAGCTACTCGACTCCAGAAGAAAAATATAGCTACTGCGGGACCACTAACTGATGACGAACAAGAAGATGCCATACTAGACATCATAAGAATTGGCATCATATTAGCAGCCATCTTCACAGCCTTTATTACATTCTACTGAGAAAAAAGTACATAAAAGTATAAGACACAAGTAAGATATGTTCGAACTCCACACAGATGGATCATGTCTCGGAAACCCCGGTCGTGGTGGGTGGGCTGCTATAAGTAAGGACTTCAAGATATGTGGAGCGAAACCGAATACGACAAACAATATCATGGAAATGACGGCAATCATAAAAGCACTCGAAAAATGTGCATTGTTGAATGAAAAATGTGTGCGTATTTTCACGGATAGTAATTATACAAAACAAGGAATAACCTCTTGGATTCACAACTGGAAGAAAAATGGTTGGAAGACTTCTTCGGGTGGTGATGTTAAGAACAAAGAATTATGGATTGAATTAGACAAATTAAGAGACTGTTTTACTATGATCGAGTGGAGATGGGTTAAGGCACATAATGGAGATCCTAAAAATGAAGAGGTTGATAAATTAGCCAGGGAGTGTGCGAAAAATTTATCCGTATAATCTAAGTCCATGAGTGTTCAAAAGAAAGACGAACACTGTGAGTGGTGTGAAAAACAAGAAAAGTTGCTTATAAAATGGGCTGAAAAGGCGGCTGGATACCGCTGGTTACATAATCACGCACGCCTATTTTACAAGAAACAGAATGATTGGTTGTCTTATCCTAGTATTGTCATAGCAAGTATAACAGGTGTGGGTGGTTTTGCAGTTCTGAATCCAAGTGGTAATGAAGATGTGTCACCGGAGACTAAGAATAACATAATGATCATTCAGTATTTCTTTGCATTCCTGAATGTTTTGGGGGGTATCTTAACAAGTATCTCAAAATTCAGTCAGTCTCTACCTCTATCTGAGTCACATTCAGCGATGTGTGTACAGTGGTCAAAGTTTTATAGATCAATCGATATGGAAATATCACTCGACGTTAAGCATCGGTCAGAGGTGGTAGAGTTTCTTATGAAATCTAGGGAAGAATATGACAAACTCTTGGACGACGCACCAGACATACCAGCTATAAGTATACAGGCATTCATGGTACAATTCCCCGAAAAAGAAAACAAGCCAGATGTATGTAACGGACTCTCCATTGTCGTGAGTGATGATGCAGCATCTATAGGGTCACGACAGCGATCAGTGTCTAGATGGCTCGGTGCCTTCAAGGCGGTAAAAGATGACAGGAGAAAGAGTCGTGACATTGAGATGGATGAATTACAAAGACTTGAATCAGTATAAATAAAATATAGATTAACTATAAATGCAACGATTACCCGCGGTCTTCCTTATCACATTGGTGTTTGGACTCTTTTACTTTTTGATTGATAAAATGAATCCTAAATCTTTTGGTTTCAAGACTATGTTAGATCCTTTTTACTTCTCTTTTACAACGATGTCGACAGTTGGATATGGTGATTACTCTCCAAAGACGGATATGGCCAAGATGCTTGTTATGGTTCACCAGGGTCTCCTCATTGGTGAGATCATTAGTCTTTTAGGTCTTGAATCCAACTCCAGTATGTCTAACCGTATGGCTCAGTTAAAGAACATGGTACCTCCTATTCCATCTAAGATGGCTTAAACAGTACAAGATTTATCTGCGAATAGCGCATAAAAAGCGGTTGCTGCTACCGTAGTAGTGACCAAGAGATTCTTATGTTGAGGTAAAAATGCCATAGACACTATAAGTAGGCACAGTATGTAAATGTACACAAACTGTGCGTATTCAGTGA